CTCTCTTTTCTTTCTGCCGATAAGCAGCTCAATAGCCTCAACCTTTGCTCGCGCTTGGATAGCTGCAAGTGCTTCGTCAGTGGCTGGGGTTTCTTCCTCGTCTTCGATAATTTCCGCCACAACGTCATCGTGATAGGTGTCAATGTCATTGCGGTGGATATCAACGAAATACCCCTCAACAGTAGATTCATGTCCATGCAGATAGCCTAGATTGAACAGCTTTATGCTGATTGCCTTCAGCGCCTGATTCTCCGCAGCCAGCGCCTTAATAACCGCTGCAACCGATGCTGGGCCATCCTCTCCGCAAACCTCCATCATTGCCTTTTCCCATATGCGTTCTGCGTTCAGTGCAGCATCGCGATCAGCCTTCAGGGCTTCGTAACTCATCGCCAGCGGCTTATCAGTTTTTATATCTTGATTTACAAGGTTATTTTTCATTATCAAACCCTTATCTGTGTGTACGTTGTTTCAGTTCTTCCAGCTCTTTGCAGTCGAAACAAAGGCGGACACCTGGCACGGTTCTGCGCCGTGCTTCTGGGATTGGTTCGCCGCACTCGTCGCATTCATGCGCCGCCGGCAGTGATGGCTTTTTGGTTACTGCATCGATCCGTGCCTGCAGGTATGTGGCTGCGCGCTCGTTTGCATCGTCGATGTTGTCCATCGTTAAAACTCCTCTTGCTGCCAGCCACCGCCGGCCTTTTTGCTTTTGGCCTTGAGCGCGATAAACCTGAATGGGTACATATCCGCGGCGACTTTGATTTTTACCCTGGCGTCGTCAGTCCAAAATCCCTTCACCTCGTGCAGTTCCATCGTTCCGTCTGCGCGCATCACTGCGAAATCAGGCGTGTAAAACGTGTTATCTGCCAGGCGGAGCTTTACTCCTTCGAACTTGAACCAGGCGATCAGGCCAGATGACTTCTGCGTATTGAGTTCAGAGAAATACGCCTCTTCGGTCTTATTCATCTGCCCGGTCTTAAGGCGGCCAAGGGCAAAGGAACGGTTTGCAACTCGCTTCACTGCTCACTCCTTAAATCACCTTTTAGGTAATCATTACCAATTAGGTAATTATTTGCAACTAAAAAATAGCGATTACTCTCACAAATCGCACATTCGCTAAAACTCTCTGTACGGCCCTACAATCGATTTTATGGCTTAACCCATCTCGTTACATGCCATCATGGCACTTAACGCAACCTACCCACCATAGCCGCGGGAATTTCAGCATTTCAATTCTTATTTGGTTTGCCGCTACGCAACCGCTTGAGCATTTCCATTGCGGCTGAGTGTCCTGCGCCTGGTGTGCCCCGCTTAATTTCAGAAGCTTTTTCTGACAGCAGCGGCACCGGCTTGGGTATCGTCTCCCCCGCCCTGACTTTCTCCGCCCAACGCTTCAGGTGTTTATCGGCCCGGCGCTCCAGCTCCACTTCGCTCAGGTTCTTCTGGATCATTTCCCGGCGCAGATCGCAGATAACCCAGTACAGAACATCATGGCGCCACGGATAAGTTTCCGCGCAGCTATGCAGATACTTGTTCCGGTTGTACTTGCGAAACTCTTCCATCACATCGTCGACAGTCAGACCAAATATATTTGCCGATGACTGACTAACGATCGCCATGAAATCAGCCAGGTCTGGCGCATAGCTATTGCCGTCCCAGCAGCGCTGAACACATGCGGCAATCGCCTGCTGGATCTGTTGTTCAGTGAGCGCTGTAATCGCCTGCTTCCAAAGTAACGACGGTGCCCTGCCGTTCTTCGCCGTCCACCGGTCCGAATAGATCTCCATCATTCTCATCCAGAATTTTGCGTATCTGGCTTTCGCTAAGTCCGTCTGCTCGCAATTGCTCTGTGAGTGCGGCGTATACCCCTTCGGCGGCGTTACCGCGCCAATGTCCAGTTGTCCCATCAGGTCGCTTACCTGTTTCATGGTTTTTTACTCCTGTCGTTTTACGGGCGCGGCTCATTAGCACGCTGCGTGCAAGTTTCTGTTCCCACTGCGCTTGGTGGAACGCCTTTCCCTCAGGTTCCCAGAAGCCGATAAATTCCTGCAGCTCCTCCGGCGTCACCGGTTCGGCGATCTTCATTCCCCAGGTAGCAGCCATGCGTTGGAAGTCGGTTCCGGGTTGCCAACCGTTTTGCATGGTGAATTTCCCAAAGTTATTCCCGTTCATTGGGAACGGCGGTGGTTCGTCTTTCGATGGCTGCGCAACGGGCGGATTTTTCTCTCGCGCGTTGAGTGGGGTTTTATCCTTTCCTTTCCCTGATCCCTGATCCATTCCTAATGGTAGCCCTCCGGTATTGCTACCGTAGTCGTACGGTAGTAACTCCATCCCCTTGATTTTGCTTGGTCTTGGCTTGTTTACGACCTGGTGCTTTGCGAAATTTTGAATCAGTCCAAAATGTCGACTATCGGAGGTGGAAAACATGCTCAAATACCCATGGTTGGAAAGCTCCCGTAGCATTACCGGAATGGTCACGGAAGGTTCACGTATTGGGAAAACTGCGGCCTTAATCAGTTTCGGATTGGCGTTGAAATAGCCCTCATCGTCTGCATAGTTCAGCAGTCCAATTGCAAGCAAACATGCAGCTTCAGACACTTCAGCCATATCCTCATCAGTCCAAAACTCAGGCTTTATTGTCCGAATGCGGGCCATCAGCTAGCCTCCTGCATTTCACTGGTATCAACCTGATAATCAGCGAAGTAGCCACCAATCATTTTTTTGAAGCGAGACTCGGTGACGGTGAATACTTTCCGGACTAACCGCGGCTTTTCGTTTGGTGGGATCATGGTGCATGAGTAGAGAATTCGGCGTTGCCACTTCCCAGGCATGTCCACAACGGCCATAACCTCCAAGATACGACGGCCTTCAGCATCAGCAACGTAATAGGTCTGATCGCCATAGCCACAATCAGCAGGCTCTAGCTTCTTGTGGCATCCGCCAACCCACCGGGTTTCTGATTCAATATCGCCGTTGTAATTTTGGTATGTGTATTCGTACTCCTTGAACGGATACGGGGTATCAAATTTATCCCCTGCCTTAAGTTCACCCATAAGCCACCTCCTGCGCAGCCTTCATGGTTTCAATCAGATCCCGGCGCTGGCGGTAAACTCGTTCGATAGTGCACTGCACGCAGCCGCCGTTATTTACCCAGCGCTCACTGTGGTGCCCGTGCTTGCACGCTTTGCCGGTATAAAATTTGTTGAGGCCCAGTTTTGCGGCCTCGACACGGGTAATTATTTTCAAGTGACCCCCTACAGTTTCCGTTTTTGTTACCGGCTATTTTGCACTTTCCTGAAAATAGATCAACCATAAATGGATTTTTGTTACCACTCCTGCGAGACCAATAAAAAAGGGCCGCATAAGCGACCCTGTTGTACTGCTGCTGATCAGTAAAAGAATGAGACCAGCTGTGATTTCTGCAAGTCTGGCTTACGTTTCTTACAGGCCTTGTAGAGCTTATCCATCAAAGCCCTGCCCGGTATCTTTGCCTTACGCTGCGTATGAGCCATGATGTACTTTGCTGTCGTGCCCGCATCTTGCGCTAACGCTTCTCGCTCCTCAAAGCTCATACCTAGCCAGAATTTTTTGAAGTCGAACGTCTCCATTTTTGCCTCACCTGGTTAAGTTTTCCCGCAAATAATTACCCAAAAGGTACTGATAAGCAAATTTATTACCTTTTGGGTGCATTTACCCATGGGGTAATTTTGTATTAAATGTCGACAAAGTAGGTCATTAGACGTGAAGGAAAAATGAAAAGTATCAACGATATTCGCAGAGAAAATCTGCGTGACATCATCAACAGAGATTTTGATGGTCGCCAGGTCAGGTTGGCAGAGAAACTGGGCAATAACGCGAATCTGATCAGCCGCTGGCTGAAGCCGGCTACAGACAAGAACCACAAGACGATCGGTGACTCAGTGGCGCGCAAGCTCGAGGTTGCAGCGAACAAGCCTAAGTTTTGGCTTGACCGAGATCACATGATGGCAATGGCCGCCGGCGCCGAAGCTGCGCAAGAGGAAACCGAAGTCGGTGCCATTGTGGCGAGCAATCTGGAATTGTGGATGAGCAACAACCGCGAGCTTTCTAGCCAGGCTAAAGTTGGCGCCGCCGCCGGCGTTGGCCAGTCTACTGTTAACCGGGTGCTGAGCCGTGAAGGCAATATCACCATCAACAGCCTGGAAGCTATCGCCGGCGCGTTCGGTCGCCGCGGCTATGAGCTGCTGCTGAAGCCGAAAGACCCTACCCTGATTAACTATGATCGATCACAATACGCGCAGTTGCCGGCCGAAGATAAAGCCAAGATCGAATCGTTTATTGAATTCGTGATGCAGCAGGCGCGAATCTAACAAGACAATCCCATTTCATGACAACAAGTTACCGCCCTGCGGCGGTTTCTCACGCCACCAATAATTACCTTTTGGGTAATTTTTTCTATTACTGACTATTGACAACAATCCTTTTACGGTCGATTATTACCCCAAGAAGTTACCAATCTGGTAATGATGCTCTTTAACAATCAGGCAGGAATTGAGGCACCGCGATGATGCGGTGATCACCCAAACATTAACGATTGCACCGCACGCCGGGGACACAGTAGAGGGTTACACGATGGCACTTGACCACGGAATTTTAAATCTCCCGCTGCATAAGCGCGGCGGAAAAGACATTCACACAGAGATCGCTGAGTACAACGCGCAGCAACGGGCGGAAAAGTCGGAAAGGAGTTGGTTAGCAAAAGACATCTACAAGACTGACAAAGCAGCCGCCCTGGAAGCTATCAATAACGTCGATAGAGGCTTACTCAAAGCTCAGGCTGATAAGCGTGGAATGAAGCCAAGAGAACTTCTCAAGTTGCTCAAAGATATGTGCAACGACAAGCCGAAGTCCGCTCTTAAAGTTATCAACGACTTATTTTTAGCACGCCACCAATAGTTACCAAATAGGTAATCAAAAGAGGTAAAGATGATTTCTCAAACCATCAACGGGATTTTCTGCGTGACCGTCTGCGGCTGTGTCAGTTGGCGGTTTGCAGATTTCAATGAAGCCCTGCACTGGGCATTTACAACACGGTTAGCGATCGATACCGCCAACCGGATCGGAGCTTAAAAATGAACACACAACAGGCTATCGATATTGAAAAGATCGTTGCCGGCTTCACGGAGCATGACAACGAAGCAGTTTATGCAGAGGTTGAGGCGCTGGATAAGAAGGTGCCGATCCACGGCTTCACCGCTTTCATCAGCAAGTACCTTCCGCCGGACTTTGATCAGGAGGCATTAGCCCTGGGCACCGACTCTACCGAGTACCAGGAAATGGCAGGCGCGGCTATTTGGGATTGCATAACGGAGCTGGTCAAGCGTCATCGCGCATTGGAGATTTACCGCCGGCGCCACCAATTCGATGAGGTGGCGTGATGAAACAAGGTATCTATCACGACATTTCAAACGAGGATTACCACGCCGGCGACGGCGTGAGTAAGTCTCAGCTGGATATGGTAGCCAAGAACCCGGCGCTGCTGCAGTGGATCAAGGCGGCACCGGTCGATACTGAAAAGCTGAAAGCACTGGACATGGGAACGGCGCTGCATTGCAAGTTGCTTGAGCCGGACGAATTCAGCAAGCGGTTCATCACCGCGCCGGAATTTAACCGGCGCACCACCGTCGGCAAGGAAGCCGAGGCGGCATTCCTGAAAGACTGCGAGCATACCGGTAAAACCGTCATGGACGCAGAGCAAGGACGGAAACTTCAGTTAATGCGCGACAGCGTTATGGCTCACCCCGCGGCGCGCTGGATGCTCGAAGCTGACGGCCATTGCGAATCTTCATTTTACTGGACTGACCCGGAAACCGGCGAGTTATGCCGGTGCCGGCCAGACAGGCACTTGAGTGATCATCCGGTAATTGTGGACGTGAAGAAGGTTGCAGACATGGACCGTTTTGCGCGCCACATCGAAGAATTCCGCTATCACGTCCAGGATGCCATGTACCGAGATGGATTCCAGCAGGTAACCGGCGAAACTCCCGGATTTTTCTTCCTGGCTGTCAGCGAGACGATCGACTGCGGCCGCTACCCGGTACGCGTTTTTGAACTCGACGCAGCAGATGTAGACGAGGGCCACCGACTCTACCGCCGGGATCTATCCACCTATCACCAATGCCGCATCACTGATGAATGGGGCGGCGTCGAAAAAATTCAACGCCCAGCATGGGCGCGCAAACAGGACCAATACGCATGAGCAACGAACTGATTGAAGTAAACAACCAGCCTTCAACCATGACCGCGAGTAACGCAGTCTTCAATCCACAGGCATTGGGGCAATTAACATCCTTTGCCAATCTAATGGCTGATTCAGTCGTGAGTGTGCCCGCGCACTTTGTTGGAAAACCCGCAGACTGTATGGCCGTGGTAATGCAAGCCATGCAATGGGGTATGAACCCATACGCTGTTGCCCAGAAAACGCACATTGTAAACGGCACCCTTGGTTATGAGGCTCAGCTTGTTAATGCCGTCGTTACCAGCTCAAACGCTGTTCGCGGACGATTCCATTACGAGTACACCGGGGACTGGTCAAAATGTACCACCTCTAAAGAGGTCACCGTTAAAAAACCCGCCAAAGGGGGCGGAACTTACGACAAGGTTGAACGTGTAAGGGGGTGGAGTGATCAAGATGAAGTTGGATTAAGCATCCGCGTTGGCGCGGTATTACGGGGAGAAGAAGAAATAACCTGGGGTGAACCAGTTTATCTTTCAAGCGTAGCAATTCGAAACTCACCTCTGTGGGCGACAAATCCAAAACAGCAGATCGCCTACCTGGCAGTAAAATACTGGGCGCGCCTGTACTGCCCTGAAGTGATTCTCGGTGTGTACACGCCGGATGAATTCGATACGCCACAACCACGCGTTGAACGCGACGTCACCCCACCCGCAACCAGCGCCGCCGGCGTAAATAGCCTTATCAACGGTAAGAAGCCGGAAAAAGAGATCAAGGCCGTGAACCAAGATGAGCGGTCGCCGGACGATCTTCTGGCTGCATTTACCGAAGCGGCAAACAAAGCCGCAAGCGTGGAAGAACTGGACAAAGCCTATAAATACGGCGCCCACGTTCTGGCGCCACATGAAGAACAGTTACAGGCAGCTACCGACGTCTACAACATCCGTCGCGATGAGTTGAACGAAGTCCCTATGTAACCAACAGCCGCGGGGCTACGGCCCCGCCAAAGGAGAAGCAATGAAAGCAGCAATTCGAAAAACCCAACTCCTGGCGATGGTTCCCATGTCGGAGTCGCAGATCACAAAACTGGAAAAGGCAGGCGAGTTTCCGCAGCGTTTTGCACTGACCAACCGTACCGTGGCCTGGAACTTGGATGAAGTAGAAGCCTGGCTCGATGAGCAACAGGCCAAGAATACCGGCCGCACGCCGGATTATTCCCCCGATGTCCGCCAGCGCAAGCAGCGGCCAGTACAGGAGCGCGCAGCATGAACATCAAACGTCACATGATGCGTAATGTGTGGGCATATATGCTTGCTGGCCTGTTCGTGTTTTGGTTTCTGTCGATCGGCCTGACTGTGCTGGTCGTTCGGATGGCGGAGGTGATTAGTGGATAAGCTACGCGAAGAGTTTGAACAGTGGTTTAACGAAGAAATGGTGCTGCACATCAGTGCATCCAATGAAACAGTCGTTCGCTTGATGTGGAAGGCATGGAAGGCAAGCCGAGCAAGCATTGTGGTTGAGCTACCGGAAATGGAAGACTTTGAGCTGCTTGATGGATACAAGGTAAGGGAATCCCTCCGCTCTATCGGCCTATCAATCAAAGGGGATAAGGTATGAGTTATCAACTTATCTACGCAGATCCGCCATGGCAGTACGGTAACAAAATCAGCAACGGCGCTGCAGGCAACCACTACAGCACGATGACGCTGCAGGACTTGAAGCGGCTTCCTGTGTGGTCAATTGCTGCAGAAAATAGCATTTTGGCACTATGGTACACCGGTACGCATGCAGAGCAGGCGAAGGAGCTGGCTGCGGCATGGGGATTCGACGTGCGGCAGATGTTCCTGTTTACCTGGGTGAAGTTCAACGAACTTGCAGAGCGTACAGTGAACGCCGCGATTGAGGACGGGTTGGTAGATTTCTATGACTTCCTCGACCTCATCAACGGGATCACCCGCATGAACCCGGGCAACTACAGCCGAGGCAATCAGGAGTCAATGCTCGTTGCCGTGCGCGGCTCTGGACTTGAGCGCGCAGACGCCAGCGTGAAGCAGGTGATCTATGCGCCGATAAGCCAGCACAGCGCGAAGCCCTGGGAGGCTCGCCACCGGCTTGAACGTCTGTACGGTGACGTGTCACGAATTGAACTTTTCAGCAGAGGTGACGCGCCAGGCTGGCACCATTGGGGTAACGAATGCCCTAGGAATGACGTCGAACTGCTCCCCGGCGGATTCACCATACCAGCAGCAGTGAGGATCGCATCATGAAACACAACCGTGATGATGTTATGCAGATCGTGAAAGACAACGAGAACATCGGCTATGCAAAGATAAAGGAACTGTACGAAATGGAACATAAGCCCATCTCGTCACATGCCCTTAGCCGCGCGCTGGCGACGTTGGTTGACTACCAGCTCATCGAGCGGAAGCTCCACGGCAATCAACCATGCACTTACGCGTATGCCGGCGGAAAACGCCGGTTCGCGCAAAGCCCCAAAATAGCCATGTTCGATCAGTGCCTGGCATCTGTCAGCGCACGACAAAATTGATTTCTACTTTACCCGCTCCGCTTCAATCCACCCATCCACCATATTGGCCCATTGCTGCAGCATTTCACGGCGCTGTTCGGCATACTCTGCTTTGTTGTATACCGCACGCACGCCGCGCTGCTCATGGGCCAAACACTTCTCAATCCAATCCGTATTAAATCCCTCTTCATGCAACAGCGTGCTGGCAGTTCTGCGCAGATCGTGAACTGTGAAGTGCGCTATTTCTTTTCCTTCTTCCCTGATTTTTTCGTTTGTCGTATTGATCACCCGGTTAAGCGCTGAGTTGGACATAGATTTTCGTGGGTTATATCTGGCCGGCAGGATGTAATCAGAACCACAGGCTGCCACTTGCAGTGCAACCATAATGTCGATCGCCTGCTGGGACAGATAAACAACATGCGGACGCCCTGCCTTCATCCGATCTGCTGGTATCGTCCAGCGCGCTGAAGAAAAATCAACCTCCTTCCAGGTGGCATCTGTCAGTTCCCCCTTGCGCACCATCGTGAGCAGTATCAGCTTCAAAGCCAGCTTTAATGAAGATGCGGCGCCAGTAGAGTTTAGGGCATTGAAGAACAACCCTATCTCATAAGGCTCCAGCGCGCGGTCGCGTTCTTCAAATGTGGCAATGCTGGATGCTTTGATATTTGCCGCCGGGTTTGGCACAGCGTGGCCGCGGTCAATAGCATGGGTGAAAACGGCACTGACAATTTCCCGCACCTGGATCGCCGTCGCCCTGGCGCCGCGGTCGACTATCTTATCGCACAGTGTGCGGAGCATTGGCGTAGTGATTTCATGCAGAAGCTTTTTCCCCAGCGTTGGCAGGATGTCTCTGTCGATCACTGCTTGTTTCATCGCCCGAGTGCTATCCGCAAGGCGGACGTGTTTCATATAGGCGACGGTATAATCAGAGAAATTTTCCGCACCCTTTATTTGCATGATACCGTCGCGCTTTGCTGCAGCCGGCGACTGGCCTGCATCCACCATCTTTTTGGCGGTATTGAGTTCGTCGCGCGCTTCAGCCAATGTGATACCGTCAGCACCATATCGGCCGATCGTCAGCGTCTCGCGCCGGCCATTAATTCGATAGTCATATCGGAAGGAGACGGAGCCGCTTGGTTGCACGGCAACGTAGAGGCCATCACGATCGGTGACTTTATAGAGCTTCTCTCTTGGCTTCAGGTTTTTCAGTTTCGTATCTGTGAGCAT